ATATGCTCTTCTTATGCTGTTATGTCTGCAACAAAAAAACAGTATGAGTCAGATCTATTTCTTACAGCACAGATAAAAACAATAATAGAAAGCAACGATAGACTTAAGGGATTAACGTTTCATACATACGGAAGGGTTAGTGAATCAATATACTCAAGGATGGTTTCAGAATCATACCCGATTGCTCGAGTTATAAACGCAAGGCTTTACGACTGGACTCTGGCCACACAACTTAATGGTCTTGGAGCCAAAAACATTGATTTCAGTTTTGACAGAAAATCAACCATCAAAAAGCTTATTGCAGCATGCTCTTATGGTAAGCATGAAGTAAGCACCCCGCTATACAATATTTTTTCGCATAGCAAGGATGCATACATTGTTATTGGAGAAGCACCTAAAGAATGCAGATTAAATACTAGCAGTTGAAAATAAGTTTAAATCTTACTTGACCCGTTGATGGGGATACGGCTGTGTTCGCTCCTGTGAACGCAGCTACCGTCAACACTTTTGATGCGGACCCCACTATCATATTTATGGGCGAGGCTGAGAACATGGCTCGCGTTTGCACTGTGTCACATGCAGCTTGAGTTACATGACTCCTCATTGTTACCACGACATTATTACCGCTAATCGTTACGGACCCAATTAGCCCATGAGGGTCAACTGTGCTTAAAACCCCCGCATTGTAATAAACTTCGCACATGCGAGGAAAATCAACAGTTAGATCTGTAACAGCATCAAGTCCAGAAAACGTAGTAACCCTATCATGCTGAACATTGCTGACAGATATATTTCTGCACCCAGTGGCGAACCGTATAAACCCTTCCGTTTGAGTGCCATCGTTACTTAATCCGATAATATTACTAATAGTAATATCTCGGCTCTCCACCAAATATATAGCAGCTGAACTACCAGGGGATGCTATAACGTTGCCGGATATTATCCCATGCCGACCGCGAGTGATATAAATTGGATAGGGAACCCTTACGCCATCAGTAACTCCAGACTTACGTGATATCTGAATATGGTTATCCGATATGTTAAACCCTGGAACCTCAGGTTTACCATTTACTCCAGAGATGCCTATCCCGACACAAGCATCGTCAGGTTTAGCCTTTGTAATTCCAAGCAACTGATTTCCTGTGATGTTGATATATTCAACATCAACCAGTTCATTGGTTATGCCGATCCCTGAACCACCTCCCCTAAGCTGATTACCAATAATAACAACACCAGAATTACCGCGAATATTAATCATTACCGCAGTTCTTGTGAGGTCGTTATCCCCTGCGTTAACCGCGCTCCATTCAGCCCTATTCCCTATTAATCTGATATCTCTGTTCGCAGCGCCACCACCAGTAGTGTTGGAAAGATAAGCGAAATGCCTGTCGTTTTCTGATGTTGCAACAGCGCTGTGCCCTGCAATCAGGATATCAGATACACCTTCGCAAAGCACCCCATACCCGCCAGCCCCTCCTCCACCAACACCTTGAGCGGTGCTTAAAACCATACTGTCAGTTTTATTGCCTATCAGTTTTGCTCTATTTCCTTTAACGTAAAACCCAATCATGGTTTTGGACAGCTTTGATGCAGTTACGGTAGTATCGTCAGCCTCAATCTTAATGTTTCCTGTAACTACGGTATCCGTAGTAGTAACTGACCCATCTCCTTCAACTGAGAGGTTGCTGATTGATGAGTTTGAAGATGAGTTAGTTAAGCCGTAACTACCTTTTGCGACAACAATCTTCCCGTCATCTCTGCCTGAGATGTTCTTGGAGCTTGCAATAGACAGTGCTGAGGAAATTGTGGTGTCGATATCTACATCGCTACCAGCAGACAGCAGTGCACTTATATCCTGCCCTGAAGTTCTGATATCGATTACGTCCAGGTCTTGCTGAAGTGTACCGCGGTGGTTAGTGCCGATCTGCTGAGCGCCGGTGGGTTTGGCCAGCTCAATCAGAACGTCTGAAGCTGATCCTGAAGGAGGTAGAACGACAATCGGATTACCAGCGCTGTCGAAGGCAGGAATCTTGTTCGCGCGCGTCGCGGCGTCTGGCAGTTGTGGTATCGGCTCAGGAACCCGCAGCGTACGGCTAAGGTTGCTGTTTGCCAGCGTATCGACATAATTCTTGGTGGCCGCATCCTGCGGGTCTCTGGGGTCCTTCAGGTTGCGGATGTAGTTATTCAGCGCGTCGTACCAGTTCGCGATACTGGAAGGCTTACGTAGCGCCAGACGGAACATGCTGGCAACCTGCTGGATCAGCATCGTCAGTTTGTCGAATGCATCCTCATGCACTTCAGCAAAGAACTTCCCCTGGTTGCGCAGGTCGGTTTCCTGTGTTGGCTCAAGTTCACGAGAAATTAAGATCTGCCAACCATTCGCAAGCGGCGCGGTGAGCACCACACTACCGCCGTTGTAACCTCCTGCGTTCGTAACTGTGTAGTCCGTGTCCAGGACCAGCACCGTGATGTTTTCGCTCAGGTCGACAACTGATACAGCGAGATCTGTTTTCTTGAAAATACGGAAGGTATACGGGAAGGATGTCGTAACGCCGTTCCCGGTGTAATCGTTATGGTCAACTACGGTTGATACCGTCATGGCCTGTCTCCAGTAAAGCAGCGCCCGGCGCGCGTGCATCATCAGGACAGTTTATTACCTGCCAATCCTTATATGAATTGAATGAATAACAATCACAGAAGTTATTACCTTTTAGGTAAATAGCAATTCGTGCTGGATAATATTTCGAACTTTTGCTACTGTACATTTATACAGTGAATGCATGGAAATTATCAGATGCAACGTCAGTATCATCACCCGCTGGAAAAAGGATTTGCCGAACGAATACACACGCCGGGAGGCGTCCGCTCCCTTGTTGAAGATTCTCACCTGATGACGTTGCTGCGCCAGCTTGGTGAAGATGGGTTTAACGTTGATGGTCCGATGGTTGAGCTGACTGCTCTGGTTAACTATGTCACCAGCTCGCAGATGTCTATGAAGGATCTGCAAATGCATCTAGATTACTGCGCTGAGCAGCTGAAGAAGCAAACCAGATAGGGTTTGTAATTACCTAAAATTCATGTAACAATTACCTTTACGGTAAATTTACATTGCATAAATCTTGTGCCATAGTAATCAGGCACTGGCAAAATCCAGTGCCGGGATTGGCGTCCCGGATTACTACAAAGGCGCATATACCGCGCGAGCGGTTTTTTTATGCGTGCTACATAGCAAACCAGTTTCTATGGTGGGCTGTGTGGGGGCACCGAAAGGTGCGCCGGGTCCTTTGTAGCCGGTTACGCCAACCCTGCACAGTTCACCACCATCCCGATTGGCGTCGGAAGTGGTGATTATCCTGACTACAAAGGTGATCGCTATGACAGCTCAAAAAAAAACCTACCCCAGACGCAGTATTCAAATTCGAGTCAGCTACCCCAGTACGTATGTTCAACATCGACGGCAATCCGTGGTTTGCGGCCTCAGACGTCTGCAAAGCTCTTGGACTCACGAACTCACGTATGTCTCTAAAAGCCTTAGACGATGATGAGAAGGGAGTAAGTTCAACTTACACCGTTAAAGGTGCACAGAATGTTAGTGTCATCAACGAGTCCGGCCTCTACACTCTGATCCTCCGCTGCCGCGACGCGGTTACGCCTGGCACTATCCCCTACCGGTTCCGCAAATGGGTAACCGGTGAAGTGTTGCCGCAGATCCGTAAAACTGGCAGCTATATCAAAAATGCAATCCCTCAGGAAGACCGCATTAAGATGGTTGCAGATCAGGTGGCAACGGCAACGGCATCAGCTGTAATGCAGGCGATGCAGGTTGAGCAAAAAAGTTATGACGTTCCGCTGAAGCCAGGCTACCGCGAGCACATCCATTCACCTGAAGGCGTTCTCGGCCTGGCTGAGCATTCACTGCTGATGAACCTGCTCAACCGCATGCAGGATGACGGACATGATGTTTCCGGCGCGGCGGCAGAGTTTACAACCATGGTGAGCTACATCGTCGCCGTCAGCAAATGCCTGAACGACATCCGCTCCCACGCGCAGTACATCACGAAAAACACAGCTGCGTTCTGATATGAAAAAGGCCGCTTCGGCGGCCTTTGTGACATGTCACGTTGATTTGGTTTTATCTAGTCTAATAATATCAAGGTGAGAGCTTTCATAACTTTTACCGAACAGAGCAAAACATATCGTGTCGAGTTCTCTCTTATGCTTGGATGACCTATCGAAATTACCACCCCAACAGCAGATGAATCCACCAAGTATTGCTGATTCAAAAAGTAGTGATGCCGCACCAATATGCCTGAACCAGAGGTCGATAAGTAAAGCAGCGAACGCTATTAAAGATCCCCACCCGCCAATCCTTCTCCACCTCTCGGCTTCATATTGAAGAGAAGCAATATATTCAATTTTATCTCTCGTCATTAGTTTCCCACCGCTTTCCCTAAATCTGGTGCTCTGCGCGGCATTGTCTCGCCAGGCTCCCACCAGCTCGTTGTATTGAATTCCCGCTGCGCGCGGTCTCTTACCCGGTCGTTGTATCCTGGGTTTGCCATCTCCTGAAGTTGTTGCAGGATCAGGTGATTGGTGATGGCTTTAGCATACCAGAGGTTTGCGAATGGGGTGATCATGCGGGCCGTCTTCAGAGCATCGGCCCCGAATGAAGTTTCCTCACCCTGCAATGCCTTCTGCGGGTTCGTGATCAGCAGCTTAGTTAACTGCTCTGCAAAACTGAGCACCGGCCCGCCGATGGTGGCCGCGATACTTGAGCCATATTGTGTATGGTCCTGGAAGAGGAAATCGCCGTAGATACCGAATGATCCACCTTTCAGTAGAGCCTGTACCCATGTTGTTGGCTTTGACATATCCAGCGGGTCATTGCCGGTCAGCATGCTATTCATCTGGTTAGCGAACATCCCTGCCAGTGTCGTGCCAGCAATATAGGATGCCAGGAACTTGATGGCGGGCACCGTGTCCAGATCCTTAGAGCGGTTTACCAGCTGGCGGAACCCGGCGAATGGCGTTGTTTTAAAGAGCATGAAACTCTTGATCAACTGTCCGGCATCGTCGCGGGCGTACGTGTCCAGCCCGGTAGCGGTGGTGACTGCGCTGGTCATTTCACCGTGTGTGATACCCAGCAATTTCTGAGCGGCTTCGGCGCGGGCATTGCGAACCATACGAGTGATGGTCTGCTCCGCTTCTGCGTCGAATGCTTCTTTCATCCGCTTTAGACGTTCAGATGGTAGTTCCCCAAGCGCCGCCAGTGCTGCTTCGCTACCGGCACGAACCTGTGCAATACGGTCTGCCATGATGCCGATGATCACGTCATCGGGAACAGCGTAGATCGCATCAGGAGTCATACCCATGTGACCGGAGGTGGTCATTGGCTGTAGGTCTGCCGCTGCCATGATCGCCCAGTCTTCGTTGCTCCAGCCTTTGTTAGCCAGGATGGTTTTATCTGACCCTTTAACGTCATCCAGCGTCTTAAATTTGCGGGTCAGTTCGCCAATGTTTTTATACATCAGAAGGCCGAAAGCAGCCTTGTTGGCGCGGTCCATGGCGATCAGACCGGACCACTTCAGTGTCTTCTCTGCGAACCAGCCAGTTATGCCACGTGACAGATCAAAGCCGCCCATCTTCGAGACTACAGCAGCGTGCGAATCCACCAGCAGGCCCAGCTCAGCATTCGCCCTTTTCGCGTCACCACTAAATAGGTTCTTAATGGTGTTGGCTGATAGGCGCATGCCGTCTCGGGTGAAACCCAGCGCCTGGGCATTGGCGCGCATAATGGCCTGGTCGCTGGTTGCCGTCAGTACGCTGGTACCGAGCATCGCGCTGGTCATAAGGTTACGCAGACCGCCAACAGCAGAAGTGAACACGCTCGATGTGGCCACACCGTTAAGCCCGGCCATGGAGTTAAACATCCGCTCGACCATCTTGCGTTCTTCGTTCATGTGCCCCACGGGCTTTCCACCAGTGACAGCACGCTGATACACCCGATCAAGCACCAGGGAAATGTTGCGCGCAGCATCCGGTCCGAAGGCTTTAACGACACCCAGATCACGAGAGGAGGATTGCAGGTGGGACATCATCACGCCCACCACAGGCTGCTGCGTATAGCGCTCCATGTAGGCGAAGTGTGATTGTGCATCCTTGAACGCCATCACCCTGCTCTGTGAGCCACGGTTTTTTATCCCGCCGGTGCCCATGAACGCGCCCGGGTCGATTTTGTTGGCGCCGTCGGTGGCCTTCGTTTCAAAGATCGCTTCCAGCGCCTGGCGATACTCGATGTCATTCATCGGGCTGCCGTCCGGATTAACGTAGTTGCTGCGATCCTGCGTGTTGTAAACGTCGTCCACCCACGCCTGGCGGGCAAACTCTATCGGCGGCTGGCGGCCTGACAGTCGCGCTTTGGCCTGTTCTGCCACCGGCAGCGATGCCAGCCATTCATCACGCCCGGCGTTGCGAATAAAATCAGCGTCGTCGACATACGGAAGATGCCAGTCGTCGCGCAGGCCGATATCAAAACCGTTGTCGTTCATCTCCTGGCGGGCCCGGCTGGTTACGTCATTCCAGACCTGTGCGATTTTCTTCGCCTGCGGGTTCCCGGTGTCTTCGCCGTATAGCTCTTTAAGGATCTGAAACTGTGCGGACTTCGCAGCCTGCTGGTCGAACAGGCTGCGGAATCGCTGCTCGCCGAGCGCTTTGCTCTGCTCGAAGAATTTGCGTACATCATCACCGGCTTTGAGCAGTTCAGCACTCAGCTGGCGTGACCAGTCCTGATATGCTCCGGTCGCCAGTTCCTCGGCAGACGTCACGTTGATATCTGGATCATTGCCGAAAACCTTCGTGCGTCGCCCTGCGAAGATAAACTGCTGCAAATTGGCAGGTGTTTGCTGCTCTGGCGGGATATTGGCGTCGAGGGTGTCAGTCACCCTGCTAATGGCGATCGCGTTCTGAGCGACGCGCTGGCGCTTCTTATAAACGTCATGCACAACGCGCTGGCGCACAAGATCGGCTGCCTCCATGTACGTCTGCGCATCAGGGATGCCAGTCTTGCCTTCCCTGGCATTTTTTTATGTACCTGGCGCACAGCCTCTTTGATACGGTCCTCAATACCTTTCAGCTCGTCAGCCTTTGGCTGGCGGCCCAGTGTCTGCGCAATGGCTTCAACACATGCCTGTTTCATTATGGATTCCTCAGGAAGCACGCGGCGGCGACTGAATAAACTTTCGATTCGTTCTGCACTGTCTGGATTTGCTCATCAAATTCAGCCAGAACATCGGAGAGTTTCGCAGGCTGCCCGGTGTCGGGATGCGTAATTGTCAGATCCGGATTGGTGGTCGCCATATCGCGCGCCGCCATCAGGTCGTAACTGTTGGATGAAATAGCCTGTCCAGTGTCGGGATCCACACTGACCTGGCCACCTGCTTCATCTGCTGCAACAAAGGCGCTTTCTGCTCGCGGAGCCGGAGCTTCTCCAGCCAGTTCTGCCGGCGTTTCATACCTGACACCATTCTCTTCGAAAACCTGCTGCATTGCATGGTACTGCTCGTTTGCAGACTCCAGCATGCCGGGCCTGGCCGGACCATCCAGCCCGCGCGCCATCATCCCGACGTTAACAGGTTGGCCGTCATTCAGCTGTCGATACGCTTCGTCCATGGCTGCCACATGGCTGTTAATGCTCTCGTTGCTGGCATGCAGTACCGGGGAGGATTCCAGATCATAATAGAGACCCTCATTCAGCGTGTGGGCTGCATCAATGTCGCTCGGTTTGATGGCAGGAATATCTGGCGCTGCGGCAGGCTCTGTTACTGGTGCTTGAGAATCCGAGCGAACCGGTGCGCCAGGCGCATCAGTCACTGGTGCTGACTCAGTTAATGTGGATGATTCTGCGGTTGCGTCAGGAACACTCCGTACCTCTGCCGCTGGGATCGGTGCTTCAGAATCTGGCGGTGGCGGCACGTCAGCATTTCGTGCGGCAAGGTGATGGGCACCACCAAAGGCACCGCCCAGAACCGCGTCGACCAGCATGGCCTGGCCGTCGAATACCCGGTACTGTTTCGCCATCTCGGTGTAGCCTTTCTCCTCCAACGTTTCGCCAACGGAGTAACGGTTCAGGCCACCGAACCCGGTGTTTATTGCCACACCTGAGGCAATGCGCGTTGCCAGAGTGGTGCCGATGGCAGCAGGTAATGCCATGCCCGCTGCGTTGAAAAGGCTCTGCTGAGTTGCCAGGTTGCGCGCCGTCGATTCGTCTACTCCCTTTCCTTTGAAATCCTGATAGGACTGCTCATATGTCGAGCTGAATGCCGTAGCAGCACCGACCGCAGGGCCGCCGACAATTGTCGCACCAATGGCCGGAACGAACTGACCTAGGCCATAAAGAACCTCGGCAGCAGTGCCCTGGCTACCCGCATCCGGCTTCACATACCCGCGCGCATCCTGCAACTGCTTGCCGATCGTGTCGTATGTTTCATTCAGCGCTTTGTCGGCATCAGGAAACATCACGCGGAAAATATTAACCGTTGGCGCCACGTCTGCGGTGAATGCCGGATCGCTTATCAGGCGCTTACTGAATCCGACGGCAGACTGAGCTAGGCCGAGCGTTCCTTCCGCCACGCCGCGCACCGGTGCGGCAATAGAACCCTGAAAGAAGGTCGGCTCATAGTCTTCTGGTCGTGCCGGATTGGCTGCTGCTTTATCGTCGGTCCACGCCTGGCCTTCCGGAGCCAGAGAAAATACATCAGACATTATTCTACCCTCACGACGATAGCTTCATTGGTTTTCGGGTCCGTTGCCCAGCGCCCGCTGCCGCTTACCAGCCGATACTGGTTGTTGCCAATGTTGACTGGCGTGAAGTTTGATGCGGCGTTTACGTTGAGACCGGCATCTTTCAACGCCTGCTGTGCGGATGCGGTGTAGCGGTCCTTGAAGGTGGATTTATCCATGCCGAACGGCATTACCACATCGCCACCATTAAAGCCCTTGTACACGCCGCCTGTGGCGTATTGCGCCGCCTTTTCCACTACGTCTGAGTTGGCTGCATCAGTGCGCGTCATGGAGGCATCACCTGACTGATAAGCGATCCCGGCGTAAGCTGCCTTGAAAAGGTTGTAACTGAGCTGGCGCGCCTGCGCGTTATTGGCGAATGCGTTACCCACCCGATCATCGAATGCTCGTTTAAGCTTATCCTCGCTCGGCAACTGGACCGGAGTAATGCCAGCATCTTTCATTGCCTTCGTCGGGTTCAGTAACTGGTCACCGGCCAGAATCACCTTCGATACGTCGTACTTGTTCATGGTCGGCTTGTAGCCGATGAACTGACTGTAGGCGATAGACGGCTTGGTATTGTCGTACTGGTTATCCGGCGTGCCCAGCAGCAGCGCAGAATAGGCGGTGGCGGCATTGTTCGGCGCAATGGCAGATGCTACCTGCCGCATTGCCGGAGCGGACAACGTCTCACCCATGCTCTGTAACAGGCTGATTGTCTGGTTTACGTCTTTGGTACCGCGCACCTGTTCGGACAGAGCCGCAGCCTCCTCACTGGACAGGATAGGCGCATTGATGCCCAGCGCGCGCAGGCTTTCCTGTGAAGAGAAACGGTTAGCCACCTCAGCTGTGATGTCGTTAGGGTTGTTGCTGGCGATCGGCTTATAGGCTCCAATCTCCACCGCAGCATTGAACGGATTATTCTGCCGCTGGCTTATCACCTTTGAGGCCGCCGCCGATACCTGATCGAATAATTCAGCGCGGGATGCATATCCCTCGCCTGTTTCTTCAGTTCCTGGCTTCAGTTGATTGACGTAGGCTGTGATGCTGCTCGTCGGCATGTTGCGGAATGAGCCAATGTACTGCCCGGCGATCTGCGTATTCCGAAACTCGGTATAGCGGAGATTACCTTCCCGCACCCCATAGGCCGCCAGGAAGTCGGTCTGCGTTGGTGCATCAGGGAAATCAACACCGCGCATGTATGCCGCGCTGGCATCGCGAACCCGACTGTCGATACTGGTGCGATACTCCGCCTGCTGCTGCTTGCGAATTTGGTCAGCCTGACGGAGGAAGGTTGCCTGCGCTTCAGGAGATGCAGCGTCGAATGCAGCATTGCCGGTATATCGCTTGGTGCTGGTCGGAAGTTGTGACAGGCCAATAGCTGCACTGACACCGGTGGCGAGCTGCTGGTCGCTGTATGGCTGGCTACCGTTCTCATGCTGGATGATTGCAGCACACAGGGCCTTCAGCGTGTCAGGGTTTGATGCGTCAAGCTGCTGATCCGCAGTTACGCCGAGCTGAGCACATACTGCCTGAATGTAAGCATCGGTGTTGTTATTGTCAGACGGCGGTGCCCAGCGGTTGATAATGTCACTGACGGTATCGATACCCTGGCGCTGGTAAGACAGCAGGTTGCGGCCCAGCGCGCGAATGCCATGCTCCGGAGTTTCGAATTTAGCAAATCGCCCATCATCACCGGTCTGACCAACCCATGGATTAGTTTTGCTGTATTCGAGGTTTCCTGGGTTGTTATTGCGAATGCCGCGAGCGCTATTGCCTGAACCACCTTCAGATACCGCACGGCGTGATCCAACAGCCGTGTCGCTCAACTCGCCATTGCTCTGGATAAACTCGATAGAGTTGTTAGCCGACCACTGAGAGAGAGCCGTATCAGCGACCTTCTCTTTAAATTCGGTCTTTTTCGCCTGAATCTGCTCGGCGCTCCAGCCATGCGCGGCGCCATAGGTTTCGATCTGTTGAAAGGTCTGCTGGTTGTACAGCACGTAGTTGGCGTTATCGCCGTAAGCAGATGCTGCCAGTTTCCCGTTGTTCGCCAGCGTCGCCTGGAACTGCCCTTCTTCATAGGCGTTAAGCTGGTTGATTTCGTGGCGCCCGGCCTGCGTCGTGAACTGGATACGCTGCTGTTGCACCTGCTGCATGAAACCGGCACGGGCCCCTTCAGGCAGGGTCATGGCGATCTGCTCTGCCTGAGAATCAAACTGCTGAGTATACTCCTGCCCCTTGCCGAGCGCGTTTTTCCCCTGAAGATTCAGCAGACCGGTATCGGGGTTCGTCAGCAGATCACTCGATACCTGACTCAGTTGCAGCGATGCATCCTGCGCCTGGGCGACATCTGCCCGCTGCTTGGCCTGCGCGAACATGTCGATCGCCTTTGGCGCGACCTGAGAAATGACGTCGCCGACATTCGGCTGTTCGAACGCCTGAAAACCCGGAGACTGGAATCCGCGGCTTTCAACCTGGCGCCCGCTGACTGTTGGTACTGTTGGCATTTCGATATCTCCTTATCGACCGGTTGGCGTGCCGACGGCTGCGCTGATAGGTGCTGCCTTCTGGGAGAATGGCGACCACGTCCCGCCAGCCATTTGATAGGCTCCGTAAGCCTGTAGCGGCGTTGTGAGCAGCGTTGTCATCGCCCCCATATTTCCCTGCTTACGCGCGGATACCGCCTGGGCGTCATAGTTGGCGGACTGCACCTGATAGCCGTAAGCCTCGCGCTGGGCGTTGTTAACGGTCGTCAGAGCATCCAGCGTGCCGAACTGAGCAGTATCTCCGAAGATATCCAGAGCGTTACCGGTTGAGAGGTCAGCGCCGGTAGCACCCATTGTCGCCGCCTGTGTCCCGGCAGCCTGACGATTACGGCGGCGCACTTCCTCGGCCTGGGCATTGCCACGGTTAATCGAGTCCTGCGCCTGTGCCTCTGCCACATCCGCATTCTGCTCAGCAACAGCAGCAGAATATTTGCCTGTCTCATACTGGTTGTAAGCTGACAATGCGCCTGCCGCGAGCGTCGCACCGGCTAAAATTGTGGTGGGTTCGCACATTATTTTCTCTCCATGTGGAAGCGATGAAACAGAAGACCGTGAGCGCCGTACGGCTGTGGTTCTTCAATGGTGAATCCCAGCCAGTGCAGCCAGATACGCGCTGTGTGGTTGCGGGCATCAACATAGTTTTCAAGATACGGGTAAACAGCCAGCATTGCATTGACCACTTTCCCGCAGCGGCGCAGGAAAGTGCGCTGGTATATCTCCAGCGCATCGGTGCCCACCAGCCACGGGATACCGTTGCCGCCGATCATTGATGCCGGGGCCACGCCGAAGATGGTCACCACTTCCCCGTTGATAAGCCCGGCGCAGGCGAAAGTTGACGTGCGCAGACCGGTTTCCAGAACGCGGCGCGGGCTCCATCCGTTTGTCGCCATAAATTCATCAACGTCAGCCTGGCGGACATGTGGCAGCATGGCTTCAATATGCGCTGCGGTGGCCGGTACGATCTGAGCTTTAATCATCAGAATCCCCCGACCGTCATGCGCGGCAGGACCGCCAGAACAGAAAGCGGCAGTGGGTCGAGCTGGCGCACCTTAACGCGTCCGTTCTTATCCCAGTTGCTGTCGAGCTTCACTTCCACCTTCCCGGTAGCGTCATCATCCGGATCGTCGTAGAACTCGAATTCCCGCTGCGGATACTCGTACCACTCACCACCTGGTGTGGTTGCCCAGATGCCGCGGCTGGCGTTGACCACCATCGTGACAGTGGAGATCACCTGCTTTTTATCCAGCAGTGTTTCCTGCCCGTTGATGTTGATGTCCAGCGTTTCGAATTCAGCGGTGATCGGCAGTCCGATATGCACTACCGCGCCCGGAGATTCGAGCGTGACAGCACCACCAGTTACGGTTTTCTGTGGCTCAACGCTGGCGTCTGAGAGGATGTTTACTGTCTGTCCTTCTAGGTGCGCCAAGCCGCTGAAAGTCTGGCGGGCCATCTGCCAGTTAGTTGTGGCCGCAGTGCGCAGTACCGCGGGAACGTTACGGTTGAAGCGCACAACCACGGCGGTATTACTCGTTACGGAGATAATGTCGCCACGCAATTCTTTCGCCACCACTTCGCCGGTATCAGGATCCGTTTCTGAGTACGGGAACTGGATCTGAGCGCCAACATCAGTGCCCACGAAATACGCTCCGCCACTTATCGTCACCGGGTAGTCAACCTGATAGCTCCATTCACCACTGCCGCCGCTGATGGTCATGGTGCGTGATGATGTATTGCGTCCGTCATAGCTCAGACCGCAATCGACAAAGAATGCATCTTCATCACTGGTAAACAGACGGCTGGACAGGCGCTCTATGTAACGTTTCGTCTGGCCGTTGATGGTGCGGTTAACCACGAAGTAAACAGCGTCCTCGCTGCCTTCGCTGATGGAGCAGGTGCTTTCGTACTTTCCGGTGCTGGACTGCGGTGCCCAGGCGAATACCTGCTGATCGCGCAGATAGGTCAGCACCAGCAGTTTTCCGTCGTCGCGGATGCAGAACGCGCTGCTGTACGGCACGATGCAGAATGACCAGTCGACAATGCTGCGCTTCTGGAAAAGGTGGTTTGCCAGTATGGTCAGGTCCGTACCCTGGTACCCGTCGACGTCGAAGGAGTAGGCCAGATCACGCACCACACTCCCCTTCTCCTGGATGAACAGTGCGATGTTTGCCACCGCGATCGGCGGCACATTGCTGGAGCCGTTGTTTCCCTGCGAGCTGAACGAGAACGCCGACGGCGTAAGGACCTTATTCTGGTCTCCGGATATCGTATATTCCCCGCCAGACGTCAGCGCGACCAGGTTTCCGACGTCGATAAGGTGGCGGATCTCATTCACCTGTCGCCCGGCGTAGGTGTATATGATGCGATCGTCATCCTGAATAGGGTTATTCTTGCCGAAGTCCTTATAGTCGCCGGTCCGGCTCGCCCATATCGTTTGTGGGTACGCGGTGGACGCGGCGAAATACAGGCGTTGCTGATAGTAAACAACCGTGCTCGGGTAGCCGTTGACGCTGTTCCATGCATACCGTGCCCACTTGTAGCTGCCATTCGCAGATCCGACAACCTGCGACGGGATATAGCTCACCACCGTAGCAGTGGCTGTCAGGCCGTCGCTGGCTACGGCTGTAATGCGTGCGATGCCGAAACCGCTGTGCAGGTACTCCCACTGGATGCCGGTATCATCATCACCTGTGCCGCCCCACCCATCCCATGACATGCCTTCGGTGTGAGATGGTCGCAGGGTACCGGTCTTACCGGAAGTATTGGCACGGTAGTAGTTGCTGTAGGCGCGGCGCACATCATTGATAGCGGTGGTCTTGCTGGTCTCCCATACGGGAACGGAATCAACCGCCGGCTGTTCGAGATAAAAGAGTTTCCCTACCTGCTCAGATCCGAATATGGCGGAACTTGCCGTCAGCGTAATAGTCCCGGTGCTGGCGCTGGCGTATACCTTCACTGACTCGTCAACGTTGATATCTTCGAACGGTCCGTTTTTTGTGGTGACATCGACGATCTGCCAGTTGTCGTGCGCGTAACGGCGCAGCTCCTTCGGCGGGTAGGCCGAGTGAACCAGCGTAAGCACGTCGGCGCTCTGCGTGAATTTAATGCGGAACAGGTCGGCCTCTGCATACGGCATAGCCAGTTCGTAGATCACATTGCTGCTGTTCAGCACATACGCACCGTCTTTGATAACGCGCATATAGTTGTGCCCGAACTCCAGCGCATAAGTCTGGACGGTCGAGAACTGGAAAGGGATAAGGCGGCATTTTCGCGCCGGATATTTGGCTTCGCCGACGAAGCGCGTTCCAGGGCGATTCTCCACCCCGCCATACTGCCGCACAATGAAGTTATCGCACTTGCGCAGCGCCACCTGATACTTTGACATATCGATGCGCCCGTACAGCGACGGGCCAATTTCACCGCCGGCAAAACTCGGCTGGATCCAACTGAAAGCCATTATGACAACCTCGCTGCGGTGAACTCATCAACTGGAGGCTGCGGCTCCTGGGATTCGTTCTGGCTGTGCGAGCCAGCGCTCAGGATGACGCTGCGGTACATAGTCAGTGCGTTGTTACCGAGATCTGCGCTTCCGGTAAGTGGCATATTGATAGCGGCGGCCAGACGCCATGACAGCGCCTCCATGAAGATTGCATCGAACATGTTCACGTCGGTGACTCGCGCGATGTACTTCAGCCATGCCTGAGGCTGATCGGTGTAGATCAGCTTTCCGGTGCCGTCGGCATCAGCCCCAACTTCATAGTTAATGCGCATGGCAGCCGTCGGATTACGGATACCGGGCACCATAATTTCGGTGATGCGCAGGCAGTCAGTCGGATACTGGTAGGAATAAGCCCAGTCCGGCGGCGGATTGTTGGTATCGGCCAGCGCCAGGCGTTTGGTGGCAAAGTTCCAGTCGAAGTCCGCCAGCGCAGCATCGCGGCAGGAATCGAAATGCAGGGAGCACTGCCCGGCTTCTTTGCTGGCCTCGGTCAGGCTGTTAATGCTGCGGCTGTTCCCGATATTGCTCAGCGCGCGGTTGCAGATCTCGATAACGGAGGCCATTAATCATCCTCCCCGCCGTAGAGAGTTTGGGCGGCAGTTTTGGGCTGTTCACCAGATACCGGGCTGAGTGCCATGTCAGTAATCTGCAAGCTGGCGTTATGCTGCATGCCATCTTCCGTTTCTCGGGTAGAGGTGGAACGAATTATGGCTTTCGCGGTGATCATCACTTCAGTACCTGCGGATTGTGGCGTTGCCTTGAGCTTGGCGAGCGTCTCGTTGTTCAGCTCAATGAAAAGGCCCCATGGATAATCATCGCGAGTCTGGGTTTTACCATCCTCATCCTGATAGGTATCGGTGCCAGTTTTGAGGTTTACCAGTTCCATAGTGGACTCCTGCAAGAAAGGGGCCGAAGCCCCCTTTTGGATTAGCGAGGCTTAGACGCCCAGTTTTTGCCGTTCTTCCGCGATACGCTCTTTGATCGTTTCAACATTCATGTTGCCAGGTTTCTTGTTGAAAAGTTCTTCGTACTGCTGGCGTAGCGCGGCTTCATCTTCACTGAAGGTATTGGCATCGTTACCGCCGGTATCTTCCTGGCCATCATCTTCAGCCTCTGGTTCAGACTGAGAATCAACAGGCACGATTCCGCGCTTCTGGTCTGCCTTTTTCTTAGCCGCCTTCGCCGCTGCGTTGATCGGCTCCAGAGCCGATCCTGGTTCACCGTCATATTCAATCTCTGAGCCTTCAGGCCAGAGGTTGTTATGAATATGGGATAAGCGCAGGACGCGGTATTTTGCTTTTTCCATTGCCATCACCTTAGCCAGTCACTTTAGAACGGATCGGGTAATAAGGAGTGTTGTTGTCAACATCCAAATTAATGCCCGAGGTGAACGCACCAGCCGTCAGCGGACCGGTGCCGACTGAATAGTTGACGCGGAGATAGCGCTGGACGCCCGCCGGAACCTTGTTAGAAAACAATCGTTTACCAACTGTCAGGGCAGACAGCGCCAGAGCATCGCTGTCGTAGATAGTGGTCCAGGTGGAGTTGTCCGGGCTGGTCTGCAACTGAACGTTGAGGGTCGCGGCACCAGCAGCGGTTGCAGTGGTGTCAACGGTTGCCCAGAACTCCAGCGGATAACCAACGCCGATATCGCGGCGGGTGCCATCGATAGGTCCGAGGTCAATTACGTCCGTAGAAGCAGCGGAAGCTGTAACCGCCTGCTTCTCGGAGAACATCAACAGTTTGTCGAGGATCATTTTCTTTCTCCATTTATGGGCCGGTTAAGGCCCATCAGTTAATGACAGGCGTTAAACAACGCGCGCTTCTGTTTCCAGAATCGCATCGGTTTCACGGATTGGGATGCCACGGAACGTGGTCCAGAATTCGCCTTCAGTCTCTTTTACGGACAGAGCCAGAGATGCTTTATCCAGAGATTGCAGATCCAGCACCTGGGCAACGGTACGGTTCATGTAGAACACCGCGCGGCCCATTTTCAGGTTAGGGACGCGGTGCAGCGCTTTAACCATCAGGCTGACGATATTTGCAGCTGAACCAGGCACTGACAGATCGCTCACATCGATGTTGGCGATGCGCACAACGTAGCGCCAGTCACGGAGAGCCAGGCCGTTATCCCACTTATAATGGGTGCGGTAACCCTGGTATTTGCCACCATTGGCATCGGTAAGAGTCTGCTCGCCGAGGTTCTGAGTCTGCAAACCAGCCTTCTGCCCTTTAGGGAAGATGCCGTGCACAGTATTTTCACCCCAGACCACCAGCCAGATAGAGGTGTTATCTGTGCCGGTGCCGCCAGCATCAATAATGTTCTGGCCGTTGCCTGCGGATTTGGTGGAGTAGCGGGATGACAGGCCCATGAACTGCTGCGGATTCACACTGGTGTCGCCGTAGAACAGGGTCTGAGCCATCTGCTGGTTCATGCCTTCGAGGAATGCACGATCTTCAGACAGGCGGAATTCAGCAGTGTTACCGTTAAGATCTGCCAGTGACTTATCTACTTCCGCATAAGCCTCCAGCATGCCGACAGTGTCAGTGACCTGTACGGTAGTTGATTTTGTCGGTTGCACACCGTAGTTCAGCAAACGCCAGGTAGGCTGCGGGAGCCCCGAGCGAACGGTGGTACGGTGACCAGTTGGAAGGTTACCCTCTACGAACATCATATCCGTCAGGATTTCGTTGGTCTGGGAAAGAAGTTCGACAATCTTATCGACCTTTCCGTTTGGATCAGTACGCTTAGCCCAGTCAGCCAGCGTCAGCGCATTTACGCCTTTAACAGCCATGGTTATATCCTCTCTTATTAGCCATAAAGCACTTCGGCCGCACTACGCTGGCCTTGATTACTGCCATCGACCATGCCGTCTTCCGACATGGCTTTACCGATTTTCACGAACGTTTTAACAAGGTCTGGATGGTTACCAAGCCCGGTAGCGTTCAGATATTCTTTCAGTTCCGGCGTGCCGAACTGGTCCAGTGCACGCTGTGCAGCGCTGAGGTTTGCGGTCAGTTTGTCGCCGCCGATCTCCTTGTCTGCCTTCACGGTCTCTGCCCAGCCTTCGGTCTGCTTCTGCCAGGCTTCTGCCTGACGCTGCTGCACACCGGCCAGAATTTTTGGATATGCGTCCACCAGCTTCTGCGCCTGCTCGTTGGTCAGGTTCAGCTCACGGGCAACGGGCTCGAAGTCCTTCAGCGCTTCGGCATCCAGCTCTACGCCTTCGCCAGCGGTAAATTCGTATTTCTCCGGCGCACCTTCCTGCTTCTGCTCTTCGTCTTCCGACTTATCTGCTGACTTATCACCATCAGCTGGTTTGTCTTCCTGAGGCTTATCACCTTCAGTGCCAGGATGTGGCTTATCGCCTTGTGGTTTAGCCGGGTCAGCATCAGGTGCAGGAGCATCGGCAGCAGGTGCAGCTGGCTCAGACGATGCCGGCGCAGCGCCACCATCAGCAGGCTGCTCATTGCAAAGACGGCGATGCAGCAGACGATCAAATAAGTTCATTGGTTATCTCCTTAAACCGGGATCGTTTTGGCTTTGAGTTGCGCCAGAACAGCGGAAAGAGTGGTGCGCAGTGCAGCGGTATCTGTCAGCAGCGCGTTGTATTTGGCGACCAGATCGTTGTGGTCAGTAACAAGCCCGGCAACGTCTGATGCGGAAGAGTTGGTGTCATCGGTAGCTGTCATTGCTGCCGGTGCTGCAATGGCTGCCCCCAACTTCACGCCGCCGTAATCTGTAGCGGTCGGGGCGCCAATTGTTGCCGGGGCAGGATCCGGAACCTCTACCACCTGATTTGCGCCATCAAAGCGCACGACGCGCTGGGTTTGTACCTGTGTCATACATTGTCCTCACCGGCCTCTGCGGCCATCTTCAGATACTGATCAGGGCAGTGCGCCATGACGCGCTGAAACAGAACCAGAGCCAGGTTGCGCTGCCCTTCATTGAATGCGGTTAAATGCGAATCACCGGCGAAGCACGGTGCGAATACCTTTCCTTTCTCCAGCAGTGACCAGATAACGCGGCGGCCCTGCTCGCTGCCCATGACGAACTGGATGTCTTCGATATCGCGCTGAGCGAGGATCTGCTGTTCAGCTTCCAGCTCGGATTTGCGTTCTTCGTCGTCGATATACGTCATTGCTGCGTCGCTCCAACTGCGTTAGTGATTGCTGTCAGCGCGCTTGGATCTGCGGTTTGCGTATCGCTGAGCGTCTTAGCGCCCTGCGCTACGGCCTGACCCATTGCCAGAGCCTGAGCTGCCTGCTGCTGTTTGGCGCGGTCTTCTCGAATCTGCTGCACCTGCTCCTGCGGAACGATGACTGTTGGCGATACGCCGGACATTTCGGAGAACGCGTCGATAGCCTGATCCGCGTCGAGCTTGTCGAGCGCTTCCGTTTTACCGACTGAAGCCAGTTGAGCGATGAAGCCAACGGTCTGCGACAGACTGGTGAGGCCGATAGATTTCTGCGCCTGCGCCATAACGGAGATGTACTCGATGCGCAGCGGCATTCCCTGCATAACGTCTGGCGGTGGCGGCAGCATGTTCTTGCGCGCCATGATGGAGAACACGCGGTCGATAAGCGGATTGAGCGCTTCGTCGTTCAGGCGTTCCAGCACCGGGCCGAGCATCAGCAGCTTCTCTTCCTTCATCTCGATCACCGCCTCCACCGGCATTGAGCGGGTGTTGATGTTTTGCAGCATCATGAAGAGGTCGACAAAGTAGGCGCTGTTGATGGTCTGGCGGGTGTCCTGAATGTCAGCCAGCAGGTCGGCGGTATTCGGGTTTACCAGGTACGCAGGTTTGAAACCGTCCTGGCCGCTCAGCACGTCGAGATACGTCACGTCACCAGGCAGCAGAGAAACGCGCTGATTCTTCAGTGAAGTTGGCGCAACCATCGGCGGGTTTGTAGCTTTGTCGATGAGCTGAGCTTTACGTTTCTGCTCAACCTGAAGCGCCTTAACCTGCCCGAGCGCCAGCATTCCTGGACAGGAAGACGCGTATACGTCCTCGCCGTTAACTTCCCAGCGCGGTGCCAGAATCGGGAATTCATCGAAACCAGATTCACGCAGCAACTTGTCGGAGTCGCCGCCAGTCTCGAAATAGACAGAGCGATACGGCTTGTTCTTGCTGTCCAACTTCCCGCTGTCGCGGTTGATGTTTGGCGTGATGCAGTGGTTTACTTCGATCCAGTTTTCATACGATCCACTTTCCCACTGGCTCTTCACGGACGCGCTGACATTGTCCAGGCCAAACTCTTGCACGAGCTGGCGCACGGTCATGGAGAACTGCCTGAATGAGGTGTCGACGCTGCCTCGCGGGCTGTTCGCCAGGTAGTAGCTGCCAATCGGGAATGGCATTGTGCGAATCACGTCCTGGTCATCTTCCAGCACAGCCATGGCGGCAGTGCCGAAAGTGCCCAGGCTGGCGTACATGACAGGCAGAGACTGATACAGGTTCGACTTGTTGAACACTTCGTTCATGCGGCGCTGCACGACTTCCAGCCAGACCTTCACCGGGCCGTAATCCATCATGTCAGGGTCAGGCGTTGCCAGCTTGAACCACGGGCGCGCAGGACTGGTGATGCCGGACATCATGCCGCTGGCGAGAATGCGCTGAGCGAGTGAACCGGTAGGGTCAACAATTTTGGTGTTGCGGCGATCGTCACGGTTAACGTCAGACGTCAGGAAGCGGGAACCGCGCGGATTGATAAAGTCGCTCAGGTCGCGCCAGTGCGGCTCGAACGATGTGCGCTCATTCTTCAGCTGTGCGAGCTGCTTCAGCAGCCGCTCTTTTTCGGTTTCCGCCATCTCTGCGCGCTCCGTTACTGACCGAGCAGCGTTTTACCGCTGGTATTTGCGGCGGAAGTGTCGCCCTGGGCACCGGTGAGCATGGTCGAGTTACGACCGGCAGCAGCACGGCGGCGGCGCTCTTCGTCATCGCGCGCACTGACCACAGCGGCGTCCTGCTCCTGAGGTGCGGCCTGAACTTCTGGTGCCGCTGGCACTGATGGCTTGCTGCCGATACACATAGCGATAACCTCACACACGATTAAATTATTACCAATTTAACCATATACGGATTATTTAACGTAGTGTATTGACATAATTAACTGTAATTATTACCCTTCAGGTAACACAACATGAAAGCGCACTTTGATATCGGTTCGGTGAGGTCTTGTCGCTAAATCAAAACTGGTGAGTGCGCTTCCAGGTGTGAGCAGTACGGCATATGGCACATGTGTCGTAGCGGTCTGGCAGGGTCCTTGACAACTTCCCCTGAGCAGGTAGCCGGAATGTGCAAGTCACTCTCGGTATGCACGGACATGACGATTCACCATCGTGGCGATACGGTGTGACACCTCGGAAGAGACGAGGCCATAACGATGAGAGTACTTAGGGTGTAGGTCGTCGACTGCCCGAAAACTGTGAACGCCGGCAGCAGTGCTCTCAATGTTGTGGAAACACAACACCACACCCTAGCGGGGGTGGGCGATAACCTTGAACGGGTATATCCCGTATTGCTGAAGGGTCTAAACAGCCCAGACGCCACGGCAAGCAAGCCGTGTTACCGAATTGCTGACAGCCTGGAAAGACAGGCACACAACAGGTAAGAGCATTTGTAGGGTTCGACTCCCTGCCATGGGGTTGCGCCACATGATGCGAGTCATGAGTGCTCTTTCCGTTGTGGTGAAAGTTGCTATTAGCACGCGACAAACGCTATCGCCGGCGCACCGGCCACCACAACCCAATCACGCCTTAGGACCGTGATACGGCAGTACCAGGCAATGCGTGTAGCTTTGGCGGTGGCAGTTGCTCCCACTTCTGACCACCGCCCTTTTTACAGCAGAGCGCCATTCCGATGACGTTGCGCTGTAAACCCTGCATCACCCGCCAAGGAAGGCACTCCGTAGACCCTTGCTTCCATTCGCCCGGTTCGTCCGGGCATTTTTTTAAGGTGATAATCATGAGTCGATATTACGACGATAATGCTCGCGAAATTAAATGGGGAACGATCGTTCTTCATGTCGTATTTTTCTTTACAGTTCTCATATCTCTTTGCATGGCAGGATGCCCATATTACAACGTATGGAGCAGCAATCTTGCCGGGAAGGCTTCCTTGGCTCGAGCAACGTAAGACAGGCAGATCGCTGTACAAGAAGCGCTCGCAAAAAAAGAATCTGCACGCATGTTAGCTGACGCTGAAATTGAGCGTGCCAAAGGAGTAGCGAAGGCAAACCAGATTATTGGTGATAGCCTCCGCAACAACGAAGAATACCTTCGCTATCTGTGGATTGACGGGTTACAACAGAATAAGAGCCAGGTTATTTATGTTCCAACCGAAGCAAACCTGCCAATACTTGAAGCGGGAAAACGCTAATAACGCCGTGACATGTCACAATCAGCCCGCCGATGCGCGGGCTTTGTTATTTCCACGGGTCATACTCTGTGACCGCCTTACCCTGCTGACTCTCCTGCCCAGGGATGCGCAGGCGCTTCGTAACCGGGAAAGAAAAAGTCAGTAGCAGCGCGTCACCCTTGCCCGGCGAGCGGCCTAACCGCTCTTTGATATCTTCCTTCGGCTCAATGACGATCTTGCCGTCCACCCTGACTTTGTACTCTGCTGCCGAAAGGTCATCAGCTGTCTCCTGATCGTCCAGCGCGCCGCCGAGCTTCAGCCACGTTTTGCAACTGTTGAACATCTCGCCGCGCTTGTTGAGCATCTGCGGATCGGTCGAGCCTCCACCAAACGGAATTAGCTGCCACGTCCGGCCCCAGCCATCACCGATGGACTTCAGCCCGGTACCGTAGCCAAAGTCGATAAACACCGCGTCAGCCTGGTACTGATCCTCAAAGTCAGCGATGCGCTTCGCCATAATCAGATCGTCGGTGGTCTTATTTCCGGTCCAGAGTACTTTGCTGTGCAGCCCCTGCCGCAGGTATATCACCGCGTCATCCACGCCGGAATATGCCGGGTCGACGCCGATAATCACCGGTGCGTGCGCCACCTGCCCGGCGGTCACTACGCGCTTCATCGCCTCGTCAGTGAGCCCGGTCGGGATAAACTGGAGTTCAGACGCGTCAGGGAAGATCCCCCGCACACGGACTTTAACGAAGTCGCTGTCCTCGCCGTAGTCGTCCACCCATTTCTGGAGTTGCTGTTTGTTCGTGCCTTCCACGGTGCGTGAATCAATCTGCGCGCACTTCCAGCGGTGTTTGTACTTACGGAAAAATTCGCGGAAACGCCCGGTGTTGCGCGTCGGGTTCCCGAACGCCACCCAGATGATTTCAGTGTCTTCGTCCGTCAGCGCACCTTCGGCAACCTCCCACACCAGATCTGCAATGTTGGAGGCTTCGTCGAATACCACGATGATGCGCTTGCGCTCGTTGTGCAGCCCGGCGAACGCCTCTGTGTTGTGCTCAGACCACGGGATTGCGTCAGCGCGCCAGCGTTTGTCGTGCCCAGGATCGTTGCTGTACATCGCCGTGGCGGTGCAGGTGAACCACTCTTTCGTTATGGCCAGGTTCGACCATTTGATGATTTCTGGCCAGGTCTTGGTGCGCAGCTGGTTGTCGGTGTTGGCGGTCACCACCACCTTGCAGTCCTCACAGGTGGACATGCCCCAGTTGATCAGCATCGAAATGAAAGCGGATTTGCCTATACCGTGTCCGGATGCGCGGGCCAGCATCAGCGGCTGGTGACGCGTCACGGGGTTCTGTAGGTGATCGCGTATCTCGCGGAATGCGTCAGCCTGCCAATTTCTCGGCCCGGTGGCGTGTGCCAACTCTGTTCCTTCCTCGCCCCACGGGAACGCATACAGCGCATAGCCCAGCGGGTCATACGTGAACGAAGCAATATCCTCGACGAGCTGCTCTTCCGGTGACATGGCTGCGGCTGTCATTCTTCACCACCAGCCTGCTCTTTGACGCGGCGGCGCGCGGCTGCCATGCGTTCGGCGATGGTGACAGTGCCGGAAACCTCCAGGCGCTCTTTGAACGCGTTGACGTCGACGTGCTTACCAATCAGCTCGAGGTTCTTCACCTTGTCCGGCCATTTGATTTTTTTGAGGATGGTCTCTATCGAATCCTCGTTCATGTTCATGATGGTTGAGGACAGGTCGAACCCGCTGAGCGTGGTACGCCAGATTTTCGGCCACTCGCGGATCGGTTTCAGGCTGCCGTCGTCGTTCAGGATATCCAGCACATCCATCTGGTCGATCTCCACCAGGCGCATGAGGACGTAATCAGCGCTGACGCGGTTTCGCTTGTTGCGCTCCTCCATCAATTCAGCGATTCGTTTCTGGATTCTTTCGTCTCGCATCATCACGCTGGCTTTGACGGCTGCCGTATTAGGCGAAAATCCTGCGTCAATCGCCGCCTGAGACTGGTTTTCGGGTGTCTTAATGTAGGACTGGCAGTAAGCCTCTTGCATCGCTGTAAGAGGCTTATATTGCGTTGATCTGCGTTTGTGGGTTTTTGGTGTCGCGGGCATCATTACCACATTAGTAATTTTATTACTATGAAGGTAATACTATCACGCCCGCGCAGATGTTACATGACTGGTATCGGATCGTCTTCCTGGCTACCGGCACGGTTGAGGAAATGTGTAACGACTCCCAGCACTGTAGTGTCGTCCAGCTCTTCACCTTCGATGGACTCACCCTCCGGAACAATAAGCGCCCGCCCCTGCACGATGGCGAACTCCGTGCGGCCGCAATAGGAAATAAGCACGGTGTCACCCGGATGTGGTTTATTTGCGACGTTGATGATTGCGTACCCAGCCGACGTCTCAACGGTTCGACAGTTGCCGTCGTAGCCGCACATGCTGGTGATGGTAAGGCGGGATTCTGCGTAGTCTTTTGCCGGAGATGGAAAGCCCATAATGGAACCTCACATAAAAATACTGTACATTTAAACAGTATAATCATGTGAGGATTTAGTCAATACGCCGTGACAGGTCACGTTAATAATCCATTCTCATTAATCGCCAGAATGCTTTACCCCGTGGTGCCACTTTGTTTCTCAGGCGGTAATAAGCTTGATGCAGAATGACAACCTGATATGGGTCTCGCTTTGTGGCCACCACTCGCGCTGTTTTTGAGTGAATACTTTGGACTTGTTTTTTAATCCTGCATTGCAGGCTGTGAAGATCCGTTACGGACATATAACCTCCAGTTTCGTTTCATGCCATCCCTGCGTTACCCAGCACTGCGAATCTCCCTGGCACGGGCAGGAATCCACCGGCAGGCTGTCGCCGCACTTGCCGCACTGGTTGGCGCTGATAGCTTTAATGCGACCGCGCACTCGGGCATCATCCTGGCGGATCAGCAGAGCAATGTACTCGCTCAGCTCGTATGGCTCACGGCCAGGGCGGCGCCCGGCGCAGTTCCGCACCAGCATCTCCATTTCCTGCTCGTCGAGCACCAGCTCCAGTTTGCGTTCACCTGCCTCAGCCTGGCGGGCGCGCTGCGCTGCTTTGCGTTCTGCTGCTGTCTTAGCCATTGCCATCCTCCTTTTTCGCCAACTTCAGCATCGCATCACCATAGCGTTCGATCCCCATCGCAAATGCTCCCTTCACGTTAATTCCCTGGATGATATCCGCCGGGACCACCACCGGCATCGGAACGCGGATAACCAGCCTGCGGAGTTCGGCTATTTCGTCGGCCTGCTCCATGACTCTGGCGTACAGGTCCGAGGCTTCGCCTTTCCACCATGCCACGTCGGCTTTAAGGCGGCGCAGGTGCCGCTGTTTGAGTTTGCTCACCATGGTAGCCACCCGTAAATCACGCCCATACAAAGCAGAGCCAATATCACTATGTAGAATGAATTAGCCATCACTTCACCTCCCGCTGTGGTGCTGCTGCGAGTACACTGCGCCACACATCGACGTTATGAAGATCATCAAGAATCGCATCGGTCATCGCATTGGTCATTTCCCCGGTAAGCTCAACCGGCACTAGCACCCAGCCATCCGGAATCACCGGAGAGTTGCCACCGGCACCCTGAAGCATGGCGGCGCAGTGGTTCCACCAAGCAGCTCGCATGATGGCATCACCAATACTCATGTCGGGGTTCTGACGACACAATTCCTCCCAGTGCTGGACTGGAAGAACAAACGGAGCTGGCGGGGCGGTGTAAACAACACTTTCAATCCAGTGCGCGCCATCTTCATGGCAATGGCACTTCGACTCTAATGGCTCGTCCAAACCCTCGGAGCCACACGCGCTACAGGTAAAAAGTTTGCGGCTCCTTGCTTCGAGCGATGCCAGCGCTAACTTCATCGCCGCCAGAGCATTGGCCGCATCTTCGTTTACTGCGCCTGGAGTCGCATCTCGCTCTTCTTCGAGCTCCGCGATTGTCTGCTGGAGCCATTCTTTGGTTAGTTCGCTCATGGGTTAGTCCGCATCCTGCGGTGCTTTCAACGGGCGATGGGAAATCGATCGTCCCTTCAATGTGCGCCCCTGCTACACGGCACGCCGGAGACCAGTCGGACGCTTTGCCCATGTCTAATGCCTTTTCAACTTCTTTGTATTTGCGCAGGTCATACAGGTGAATATTTGGATTGCCGATGGTGTAAAAACCGATTTTTTTCGGTGATGGGCAACGGTCGAGCACCTCTTGCAATTCATCGATCCATGCCTGTTCTTTTTTGGTCAACTTAACCATGATCACTCTCCTTTACCTGCTACGGCGGCGCGCTCAGCCTCACTCTGCTCCCAGAACCACCGGTGAAGGTTCAAGAGTTCTTCGTCGAGAGGAGCATATTTTCTGTCAAAGTAGGCTTGGGCATCTTTCTCCGCCTCGTCCGGCAATTCACCTGGACCAAACAGCGTGTTGTAAATCCATGCCAGCCCCTTTTTGGCGTCGCCAGTTCCCTGCCATTCGATGATTGCGGCCTGCATTACCAGAATGTTTTTCCCGATTAACAGGTCCAGTTCTTTGTGACGGTTTCTGATGTATGCATTCTCACTCTCCAGCTCAGCAATCCTCTTCTCTGTGGCTTCCAGCTCATCCAGCAGCGCCACCGCGTCAAGAGCCATCTGCTGTATGATTTCAACATCAGCGTGACCGAGGGTGTAACCAGCTTTCAAATCTGCAACTGCTTGCACAACCTGTTTGTCGATGTTGCTCATTGGGCAGCCTCCTGGCGAAGTTGGGCGGCGAACTCGCAAACTGTCACACCACCTTCCTCTGAGTAATCGGCTGATGAGATATGCATGCCGTGGACAATACTTCCGTCGTCACGTTGAATGTTGCCAACCCACAGCAGCCCGTCAGTAAAATCGCCGTACCCTGATTCATGGCCATCACCACATTGCGAGCAAATAGACTCAATGTCGGATGGGTCAAGGAAGATTTGTTGAGGCACGAGTACGTAACCTTCAGGGATTGCGCTGGCCCGCACTTCAGCCAGGAAAGCGTCGGTCGCTGGTGTTTCGTCCAGCAAATCAGTCAACGCATCAAATTCGGAAGGCTCGACGACATATTTCAATTCGTCACCGTTAATCTCACACTCTTCTAATGTTTTGCTTACTGCGGTGATTGCATTTTTCAGCCCCGCATTCTCCGCAGCCAGCGTATTACTGCGAGCCAGTTGCACATCTAGCTGCGTAGCCAGATCGCTAATCAATTGCGCCACAGTGCGCACATCGACGGCGCCGCATGATGCCTTCAGATCTGCGGCCTGCTCATGTCCGCGCTTTACCTGTTCACTCACATTGCATTCCATCTTTACCCCCGCTTACCCGTATAAGTTATTGATTACGTTGATATCAAAAAGGATCGTTATTTAACGCCGATCCCGAACCTTGCGATTAACAGCGCATCCGCGATGGCCTGGCCTTTCGCTTTGGCATCCAGCGCCCTGAGTTCCGGGTAAAGCTGAATGGCCCGGCTGCGCGCTGCGTCCTTGTCGCTGCCGATAAGCCCGGCTGACTTCTTCCAGGCCTGCGGCGTTACCAGCGTGTACGGAATGTTGAGTCCCTGGAGGATCCCCTCCGCTACGCCAGCTGCATGCCCGAACGTGAACATGCTCGCCGTTCCCTGCCCTGACATTGCACCGACCTGCTCAAGGTACGCATGAGTGATTCCGTACTGCCGAACCCATGCAGCTACCGCTGCGCCGTTCACCCTGGACTTTGTTCCGACCTTGATGGTTGGCATTGGCAGATGGTCGATGTAGCCGCCCTGTTCCGTGACGAGAACCAGTGCCCCGCTGCATCCCGGGTCAATCCCTAAAATTGCTATCATGGCTTACCTCTCAGGTAATTTAAATCCACATTAGAATTAAAATCAATAGCTATGCGCATATTGTATTACCTGCAAGGTAATTATGCTGGCGTAAAAAAATGCGCTGCCGCGCTGGTGCTACCTGATGAGTCCTGCCGCTTTCCCTCGCCGGTATTCCTCCATCAGCCACTGGGCCGGTGTCAGTCCTCCCAGAATGGCGGCATTCGGCATGCATCCGAAGCTTTTGCCGGGAGGGTGGTAAGCACTCCCCCCTGTGTCCGCTGGCGTTTGTATCGGCTCTTGCTTCGCCTGGATGCTCAGAACCGGATCCGGAATCTGGTGACCGGCGGCCACTTTTGCAGCCCATTCATCCAGCAGTTTGCGCGCATGCTTCTCGACTTCCACCTCGCTCAGCTGACGCTGATACATCGCCCGGCGTGTATCGCACACAATCCAGTACATGACCGGGTGGTGCCACGGGAATCGCTCTGGCCCGCTAGGCTGAAGGCTTTTCTCTTTGGCGTAACGGTGGAACTCTCCCATTACGTCCTCGATGCTCACGCCCAGCACCATCTTGCTGTCTTTGCACCACTTGATGAACTGCCCTGGCGACGGCCAGAACGGTGATTCACTGGCTCGGGCATGGCGCATTCCTGCCGATACCTGCTCGCGGGTACGGATCCCACCTTCGGCAAATGCGGCGATCCACTGGCGCTTCGCGTCGGTTTCCTGCTGCACGGTCTTCAGGTTGGTCTGCTTAGCCGCTGGGAAGAGTTGCTTAAGCTGCTTGAACAGGGCATCGACGAGACGCTCTGCGCTGATGTTAACGACGTTGTCCTGCTGGTCATGGTGATTGTCAGGGCCCATCATGCGAGCCAGAGCACCAGCATCACGATTCTGAATTGCTGCGAATACGTTACTCATAAGAAATCCTTCCAGCCCTCAGGGCTGTTCCAGTGTGGTACGTCATCGTCAGAGCTGTCACCGCGCTTTCCTGCCGCTCTTTTTTTCCTGTTCATCAGCAGCCGGGCAAACTTCTGCTCCCACTGCACGTGTTGCATAACATTGCCTTCCGCCATCCAGTAGGTGATGAATTCAATCAGGTCTGATTTCTTGTACCCGTCAGCAGGTAGTGCATGGCCCCACATTCTGGCGCGCATGACAAAGTCATCTGACGGCTGCCAGTTTTCATGCATGGTAAATTTGCCGATTGGCTCTCCGATACCTGGAATGACAACTGGAGGGATTTGAATTTCTTCGCGCGCAGAGAGAGGGGTTTTACTTTCCCTGATCCCTGATCCATTCCTAATGGTACTTGTCCAGTATCAGTACCGTACTCATACGGTATTAGAGGTAAACATCTGATTTTGCTTTCTTTTGGCTTGTTTACGACCTGATGTTTGAGGAAGTTTGTAATTGCCCCAAATTGCTTGCCATCTGAGGTGGAAAACATGGACAAATAACCACAGTTGGAAAGCTCCTGTATCAGTACCGGAATAGGAACGGACGGTTCACGGATTGGAAAAACAGCCGCTTTTATCAGTTTCGGGTTGGCGTTGAAGTACCCTTCATCGTCGGCATAATTCAGCAAGCCAATCGCTAAAAGGCATGCCGGTTCTGAAAGCTCAGCCATATCCTCGTCTGTCCAGAACTCAGGCTTAATTGTGCGGATGCGCGCCATCAGATCACCTCCGGCACGTTGCCTTTCGCAGCTTCATCCATAATCCTTTTAATCTCAGCCTGGCGCCTGCGGTTTGACTCCATGGTGCATTCCACACAATGGCCGTTGTAAACCCAGCGCTCACTGTCATGGCCTCGCTTACACTGCTTCCCGGAGTAATAACGCTTCAGTCCAGCCTTCGCAGCGGACATACGAGTGATAATCTCCACACTTCACCTCAGATTCTGGTTATGGTTACGATGATTTTGTGCGATGTCCGAAAAAATATCAACCATATTCGGATCATTATTACCTTGGGGAGTTGAATAGATATGAAAAGACCGCCAGAAGGCGGCCTGATGGGGGTTTGAAATAGGTTTTATTCGTAGAAGAAGATAGCCAGTTCCGGCTTTGTTTTTACCCAGTCGCGCTGTTTACATGCTTTAAACAGCCCATTCATCAATGTCTTACCGGGAATTTTTCGGCGACCTGTCAGATGCGTCTGGATGTAGTTGCTGGTCGTTCCGGCCTCGTCAGCAAAGGCATTTCGCTCATCAGGAGTGAGTTGCAACCAGTGTTTTTTGAAGTCGAATTTTTCGTTCTCGCTCATAGCTATTGCCTGATATTAATTTCAGATAACAAATATTCACCGAGAAGGTAATAAAAATCAAGGTTTGTTACCCGTGAGGTACATTTACCTGTGTGGTAAATTCGCTTTTAATTGAACCACTAACTAATTCATATATGAGGCGATTCACCAGAGCATGAAAAGTATTCAGGATATCCGCAGGCAGAATATTAACGATATCATCGACTGTGACTTTAACGGGGTGCAGACTCGTCTGGCGGAAAAACTGGGAACTCAGGCAAACCTGGTGAACCGCTGGGCCCGCGGGCAGAAGGTTGTCGGCGACACGGTAGCGCGCAAGATTGAGAAGGCGGCTAACAAGCCTTCGAACTGGCTGGACGTCGACCACTCATTATCCGCTGTTGCCATTCCGCAGGAGGAGATCACCCCTTCCGATACCGGACAGCTGGCGGCACATAATCTCGAAGCATGGATGCAGAACAACCGCGACCTGTCATCTCAGGGTAAGTTGTCGAAAGCGTCCGGCGTTGCCCAGGCGACAATCAACCGCATGCTGAACAATGAGGTTAGCGTTTCTATCTCCACCCTGGAGGCGATCGCCAGCGCGTTCGGGCACCGGGGCTATGAACTGCTCATCCATCCCCGGGACCCGTCGACCATCCATTACGACCGGGCCCGCTACGCATTGTTACCTGAGAGCGAGAAGAGCAAGATTGAGAGCTACGTCGATTTTGTGATTGTTCAGAACGGTAAAACGCAAGAATAAAACCATACATTTCAGATACTAAGCCGCCATCGAGCGGCTTTTTTATTGCCCTTACTATTACCTTTCGGGTAATTTTTTATAATCATACCTATTGACTTTAAACCGTATAAGGATAATCATTACTTAAAAGGTAACACTGAGGTAACGAATTATGCAGTGGAAAATCATCAACGGTTGGTACTGCGTTACGGCGTGCGGGCTAATGAGCACCAAGTGCCGCACTCTGCATGAGGTCATCAACTGGGCGTTTGTCACCAAGATGGCAGTCAAAACTGAAATGGATATGGGGGTGAGCAAGTGAACATCCAGCAGGTTAATAACCTGAAAAAAATCATGACCAGCATCGACAGCAACTACCAGCTGAGCCAGATGCACTACGACCGACAGGTAGAGCTGATCGACGCAATTCCGCACCACCAGTTGCAGGCGCCGTTTTACGAGTTTGGTCGCAAGGGTGTCCGCACCGAGATTCTGGAAGAGCTGATGATGAGCACTGAATTCGAAGAGGCTCTCGCAGCATACCAGGCCGCGATGACCAGCATCATCGCGAAGTGGGATCTGGCTGACCAGCTGGACACGGCGAGGACTGCGGCATGATGCATAACGTCGGCAGCATGGACAGGACCAAATACCTCGGCGGCAGTGATGTCGCCGGTATTCTCGGGATTAGCCCGTGGCGTACTCCGCTTGAGGTGTACCTGGATAAGGTGCAGCCACGCATCAAGCCAGTAGATCCTTCAAAGCAAAAAGTTTTCACACGTGGCCAGCGTATGGAGCCATACGTAATTGACCTGCTTTCTGAAGAGACAGGCCTTGAAATTATTCATCGCGGCAACCGGTATATCCATCGTGATTACGGCTTTATCGCAGCAGAGATCGATGCAGAAGCAGCTACCGGCGAGAACATCGAGATCAAAACGATTAGCCCATTCAAAGCTAAGGAATGGGGAGAAGTTCAGACAGATGCGATCCCTGTGCATTACACGGCGCAGGCCATGCATGGGCTGATGGTAACAGGAAAGCAGGTATGCGTATTCGGTGTCCTGATCGGCGGTGATGATTTCCGTATTTATCGCGTTGAGCGTGATGAGGAAACCATTCAAGCCATCCTGGAGAAAGAAGTTTCCTTCTGGGATCGGGTGATAAACCTGAACCCACCGGAGGCGACAACAGTCAGCGATATTTCTCTGATGTTTGAGAAGGATTCCGGCTCAAGCATTGAGGCAGACGGTAAAGCCCTGGCGCTCTTCAACGACCTCCGCGACATGAAATCACGTTGCAAGTCACTGGAAGAAGAAATCGCCGTATCGGAGGAGAAGCTGAAGCTGTACATGCAGGAGCACTCAATCCTGACGATCGACGGGAAACCGATTTGCACATGGAAATCTCAGGTAAGCAACCGGTTCGATCAGAAATTATTCCAGGTTGAGTACCCGGACCTGTACGAAAAATTCAAAACAGCAACGACATCACGCGTTTTCAGAATGAAGTAAGGAGAAAAAATGTCTACCACTGCACTTAAGGCAGCAGCAACCGGAAACCAGGTTGCAAAGCATAACGAGAAACCTAGCACGCTGGCCGGGTTGCTCGCGGATCCAAGAATCAAGGCTCAGATGGCGCTGGCTCTTCCAAAGCACATGACAGCCGACCGCCTGGCGCGCATCGCCACTACCGAGATCCGCAAAGTTCCAAAACTGGCAGCATGTGACCAGGCCAGTTTCCTCGGTGCAATTATGCAATGCGCTCAGCTCGGACTGGAACCGGGGGGCGCACTGGGACACGCGTACCTGATTCCGTTCGACAAGCGCCAGAAAATTAATGGCCGCTGGGAAACGGTATCGACAGAAGCTCAGCTGATCATCGGCTATCGCGGGATGATTGACCTTGCGCGCCGCTCCGGGCAGATCCTGAGCATCTCAGCGCGCACCGTCCATGTAAACGACAAATTCAGCTATTCATACGGCCTGGAAGAAACGCTCGAGCACTCACCTTGCGAAACCGGTGACCGCGGCGAACTGACCCATGTATACGCAGTGGCCCGCCTGAAAGATGGCGGCGTCCAGTTCGAAGTGATGAGCCGGGCAGACGTTGAAAAAGTACGTGCCCTGAGCAAAGCCGGCAGCAGCGGACCGTGGGTTGACCACTTCGACGAAATGGCAAAAAAGACGGTGATCCGCCGCCTGTTCAAATACCTGCCTGTCTCTATCGAACTGCAAAAAGCTGTTGTGATGGATGAACGCGCGGAAGCTGGCCTGAGCCAGGATAACGCAGCAGTTATCACCGGCGAGTATTCAGTAGTTGATGATGAGCAGCAGAGCCTGACGGTGGTTTCTGACTCTGAACGCGAAGAAGCACGGGAATACGTTAGCGCAATTCTGAACAGCCTGGATTCATCCGCAGCAGATGCCAAGGCGATGTTTAAGCGTGCCGAAGATGAGATCAACGCCATGGCTGAAAAGCTCGGTGAAGAATACCACCAGGGATTCATGACGACGCTTAACGATATGCGTCCTGAATTCGAATAACACCACCGTGGCACCGCGGTGCCACACCTGCAACCAAGAGAGGTATTTATGAAAGGTGCATTTGGTAAGAAGGAACTCCTGGCGGTGGTGCCACTGTCATGGAGCACGATTGACCGCCTGGAACAGGCTGGCGAATTCCCGTCCCGTTTCTGGATCACCGACCGCCGCTGCGCGTGGGACCAGAGCGAAGTTGAAGCTTGGCTGGATAAACGTAAGGCGGCGAGCCCGGCGACGTTCACCGGAAAAAAGCCGCCAGTTGACCGCCGCGTGTATCGCCCTGTGAGTGCAGCAGCATGAGAAGCATATCGGCAGATGGTCAGATGTGTACCTGTATCTGGCCGTAGTCGCCTACCTGATGTGGCTGGCGGCGGTAATCAGTTGAGAGGTCTGGATCAAATGAAAAAGACGAAGATTGAGCGCTACCACGAAGATTACGTGTCGCAGCGCCGTGTCGAAAGAGTGGTGGCAGTAACGCCGGAAGCGATGGAGATCGAAAGCCGAGCCATCGAGCGCGAGCGCCGCGGGCATTACCGCATAGCGGCCCGCCTGTGGCTTCAGTGCCTGGATGCTGCTATTGGTGAAGTGGAGCGCGCCCGTATTGCGGTGCGCCGGCAACAGTGCATCACCAAAGGAAACCGCACCCAGCACCTTGATTACAGCGGAATCGGATGTCGCGGGGTGGTGTATGACTAACCCGCACGACGGAATTACCGTGGGCAGTGTCACCCTGCCCTATTCCATCATCCGCCGCGGATGGGTAGCACCAAGCGGCGACGTTATCAGAAACCCATTAAAGGCTCAGCGCCTGGTTGAGCTGATGAACAGCAAGAAGGTGGCGGTATGACAGATTGCACCGGAAGTAATACGCCAGCTGATCAGCGTGATTTATGGCGAACCCCACCAGCTATCTTCTTCGCACTGGATGCCGAGTTCTGCTTCCAGTTGGATGCCGCCGCAGCGCTTCATAACGCGCTGTGCCGCAAGTTCATCACTGCCGCGCAGAACACACTGGAAACGCCATGGGCTGATTACCTGAATGTGCCAGGCTACGTCTGGATGAATCCGCCGTACAGCGACATTACGCCATTCGTTAAGAAGGCCGCCGCCGAGAGCGCCAATCGAATCGGCACGGTTATGCTGGTACCGGCAGACACATCGGTTGGCTGGTTCTGGGAGGCAATCCAGACCGCCAGCGTGGTGCGATTCATCACCGCCGGGCGTTTGGCGTTCATCAATCCGGTAACAGGTAAGCCAGTAAGCGGTAACAACAAAGGTTCCTTACTGCTTATCTGGAAACCATACCCGAGAACGCATTGCGAGTTTACGACGGTAGATCGCGATACTCTTATGGCGTATGGAAATTCCCGCCTGGCAAGACGGGAGGCAGCTTAATCCTTTCCTTCCATCCACCTCTCAAACTTCGACGGGGAGAACGGCACCAGATCGGTGTGCTCCCCGTTAATCCAGGCATCAACCATATCTGCCCACTGCTGCAACATATAGGAGCGCTGCCGGGCATACTCTGCTTTGTTGTAAACCGCCCGGACTCCTTTCTGCTCGTGCGCCTGTGCCTTCTCTATCCAGTCTGAGGGATAGTCAGCTTCATGCAGCAGCGTGCTTGCCGTCCGGCGCAGGTCATGCACCGTGAAGTCCTGAATTTTCTCGCCGTCTTTAGTTATAGTCTCCACGGTCCTGTCGATAAGGGAGTTCAGCGCGGCGTTCGATAATGGCTTGCGGAAGTTGTAGCGCCCTGGCACCAGGTATTCACTGCCACCAGCGCACATCTGCAACCCAACCAGCAGATCCTGCGCCTGCTTCGGAAGATAAATCACATGCGCGCGCCTGGCCTTCATTCGGTCGGCGGGGATCGTCCATGTCCAATTCTTGAAATCGATCTCTGCCCATGTCGTAGAGATAAATTCGTTTTTGCGAACCAGCGTCAGCAGCACCAGCTTCAGCGCCATCTTCATGGTGCCCATAGCACCGACGTCATCTAGCGCGCGGAAAAATATCCTGATCTCCTCAGGCGACAGCGTGCGCTCGCGCGGCTTAAACATGGCAATGGATGATGGCTTAATGTCGGCCGCCGGATTGAACAGACCGTGCCTGCGGTCGTTGGCATACCGGTATACGCTGCTGATTATCTCCCTGACCTGAATCGCCGTCGCCCGGCCGCCACGCTCGACGATACGATCGCAAAGTTCGCGCACCACTCTGGTGGGTATCTCAGTCATCATCTTGTTTCCGAGGGCGGGAAGGATATCCCTGTCGATCACTGCCTGCTTCATGGCGCGGGTGCTGTCGGCCAGGGTGACGTGTTTCATGTAGGTGTCGGTATATACCGTGAATGTTTCGGCTCCGGCGATCTGCCTGATACCGTCACGTTTCGCCGCAGCAGGCGATTGGCCTGACTTCAGCAGCTTTTTGGCGGCAATGAGTTCCTCGCGCGCTTCCGCAAGGCTGATACCGTCACGACCATACTGGCCGATCACCAGCGTTTCCCGGCGGTCGTTAATGCGGTAGTCGTAGCGGAACGAGACAGAGCCTGACGTGAGTACCGCGACATACAGCCCGTCACGATCGGAAACCTTATACAGTTTCTCCTGCGGCTTGAGGTTTTTCAGTTTGGTATCGGTAAGCACGATTCACCCGTAATGCATCCATGTTTTTATCGGTACG